AGCAGCCATGGGCGGTGTTTCGTCATCGGACGGTGATGCCATATCCATGCCGGGTTCTTCACCTGGCATAGGTGCGGCAGCAGACGCTCCACGCTGGCCTTTAATCATTTCCATCAATCGGGACGGAATGGGCTGTACGCTATCTGCTTGGCATGGCATCCTATGCTCGGCATGGCATCGGTTCGGGCCCGAAAAGTCAAACAGTAGACCAATGGCGCATAGCATTGACCAGCAAGGCGGGCTACTGGTCGACGGACTATTTCACGGGCATGGGACTGCGGAAAAAGGGCAAGCCCGTCAAGCCTACCATTCAATCCGTGATGGAATCGCTAGTGCTGGACGCATCTGCTGCGGATTACAACTTTTCGGACTGGTGCGACGAATTCGGCTATTCGGACGATAGCATCAGCGCACTAAACACCTACAAACAATGCTTGGCGATTGCCACAATGCTTCGCAAACATTGCGGGCGAGATACCATGCAAAAGGTTAGGGAAGCATTGCAACAGGATTAGTGCTACCTGCTAGCGTCTTACATGATAGGATGCTAGCGGATTATCACTGATAATCTATTTATAACTATCTATTGGAGACAACCATGCAAACAACAGACCTAGACCTGACTGCCGATATCATCGATGTGCGAGACATCATCGCACGGGTGGAGGAAGTAGAGGAAGCAATGCCCGAAACAGAGGGCGAAAAATGGAATTTGTATGCGAGCAATACGCCTTTGGTGGAGCTTCTCTCCAGCTTGGAAGGCATGGGCGGCGATGAGCAGTGGCGCGGTAATTGGTATCCCGTGACCTTGATTCGTGACAGCTACTTTCAGACCTACGCGCAAGAGCTGGCAGAGGATGCCGGACTGACTGATAAACCTCAAGAATGGCCGTATACCTGCATCGACTGGGAACAGGCTGCGCGGGAATTGCGCTATGACTACGCCAGCGTCGACATTGGAGGCGTGACATACTGGACGCGATAGCAGTCTGCACCTCATGCGCCTTATCACTAGGGCGCATAGGGGGCGATTCTGCCCGATATATCATTCATTTATAGGGGAATTATATGGTTAAGACATTAGCACCTTGGCACGCGCCTGCGTCACAATTTGGCTATGTGACCGCAATCGATAACTACGGCAACCCCGTTACCGTATGCTCTGCCAGATCAGAGTCCGATGCACGCCTGATAGCAGCTGCGCCCGAGCTGCTGGCTGCCCTTGTGCTGCTAGTCGATGGCGATGGTAAGCCGGACGAATGCCCTCGCGCCCTGGCTGCTGCCCGTGCCGCCCTTTTGAAGGCTAGGGGGGAAGCATGAGCCCCTGGCGCAGGCAGGCCAGCGACCTGCTAGGCTGGTTCGCCTTGCTCGCCCTAGCGTCCCTGCTGGGGCTGGCCTGCTGGCTGGCGGTGGTGCTACTTTTTGTGCTGGGGGGTTGACAGCCCCATGCGTTTGTGTGTTAGCATCCGTCCGTGTCGTGTGGTGCGACTAGAGCCGCTCAGTATGCTTCCGCTCCCGAAAGGGAGGCCACCACCGGGAGCATAGCTAAGCGGCTTTTTTCATTCCCACACGCGCTGACGGGGGCATAACCCACCCCTCTGGAAGGTGCATTGACCGACCAGGATAAACAGCAATCGCGCTCCGCAAGAGTGTCCAGCCGAGGTACTAGCTGGAAGCGACCCCAAGGCATCGGGGATGGCTGATAAACGAGAAATGCGCTCTACCGCTATATAGCGGGTGAGGTTTTTTTGTGCCAGCAGTAGTATTTATCTTTTCACTTATTAGGAGATCAATATGCAACAGAAATTCTGCGTCCATTGTGCGTTCTGCCAAGTGGACATTAACGATGCGAACTTGAGTACCTGCCACCGCAGCATCACTCCCAAGCGTAATCCCGTCACGGGTGAAGTAGTCAAGGTCTGGTGCAAAACGGAACGGATGTATGACGCGGGTTGCGGTGTCGATGGACGGCACTATGTCGAACTCAATACCAAAAAGCCAAGCGAAGCCCAAGAAGCCTTTGACCGTATGTTCCACGGCGATGGTGATTTTGATGTACTCGGACGTTCACTCAAACAAGGGAGCTAACCATGCCTGACTTTTCTGGAAATGATGAATTCACCCTGCTCGATTACTTCGCTGCAAAGGCCATGCAAAGCCTGATAGCGCGGAGAGGAAACTTTACGGACACAATCGACTTAGAGCATGAATTTGAAGAAGAAGATAATAAGGTTATTGCAAACCTTGCTTATTTTTATGCACAAGCAATGCTGAAAGCAAGGGAGTAGAACAATGGCTGACTTCTCTCCACAGGCACGGAACAGCGCAATATGGTCTGGCGATGCACGGCAGATCGCTGCGGGACGCGCTGCCGATGTATGGCTTACCAAGACAGGCCAGCAAGAGATCGAAGATATATCAGGAGAGGAACACGTCCAATGGGGACTGAGGTTACAAGAACCCATTGCCAGGGCAGTAGGAGATCGGTTGCAGGTCAGGTTGAAAGAGTTAGACATTGAAGGCACTCATGTCACCTTGCCCTGGATGCGTAGCCACTTTGACTTTGTGTCCGATGACAACAAGACATTGTTCGAGATCAAGAACTACAACCTACACGCTAGATCGAAATTCGGTGACGATGGTTCGCAGGATGTACCTGCTGCTGACATGGCGCAGTGCATCCATGAAGCTGCGGTATTCAATGTCCAGGTTGTGAATCTGTGCGTCCTGTTCGGTGGTCAGGAACTGTGCATCTATCCCATCACGGTAGACGATGCCATGAAGCAACTGATGATCGACCAGGAAGCTACCCTATGGGCGCATATCCAGACCCGGACGCCACCGGAGGCAACGCACCCGGATGACCTGCGCCGCCTGTTCCGCAAGGATGATGGCAGCTACAAGGTTGCCAGCCAGGAGGTGCAAGCCGCCTGCATGAAGCTGAAGGAGATCAAGCAGACGATCAAGCGTTTGGAGGAGCAGGAGGAGATTCTCACCGGCATGGTGCAGAACTATATGGGTGAGACTAGCTTGATTCAGACGGTGGATGGTCACACCCTCGCCACTTGGAAGAAAGCCAGCGATGGTGAGCGATTCGATACCAAGAGACTGAAGGCAGAGATGCCTGGCCTTTACGATCAATACAAGGTTCCGAGCCTGGGAAGCAGGAGGTTTCTAGTCAAATGAGCCTCGAAGCAATGAAACAAGGACTTGAGGCGTTAGAGCTACTGCGTTCAGGATTGATCCAAATGCGAAGGCACTCTGAGGAATACGGACGAGCGTGGGCTGGAGCTTATGTCGAAGAGTATCAAAAACTTCTCTCAGGCTCCGCATTGGAACAATTTAGAATTTTGAACGCATTGCAAGACCGACTGGCTGATGTTGATGAAGCTGTTGTCGATGGATACCAAGCCATTGCATCCCTACGCCAAGCCATCGCAGAAGCAGAGAGGCAATCGGCATCCACCAATGGCGCTGCCGGAACAGAGAAGTGTGCTCCCGGCGGTGGTGGTTATCCTGTCGCAAGCGGCCGCTTGATTGTGGAGGGTGACAAATGACCATCGAAGCTATGAAGCAAGCATTGGATGCGCTGGAACAACATGGAACGCCTTTGTTAAACCATGAGGATGTTTACGCGGCATCGCTGACTGCCCTGCGCCAAGCTATCGCAGAGGCAGAGAAGCAAGAGCCTGTGGCGTGGATTGATCGCACCTGCCTAAAGAATTTGTCCGATGACTTTGAACCGACCATCGGCAAAAGACCTGTGAGTGAGTATGATATTCCCCTCTACATCCACCCACAGCCAAAGAGTGAATGGGTTGGGAAGGAAGTGGCTCCGAAGGAGTTGAGCCAAAAGTTTCTTGAAGAAATAGTTGAATCTAGGGTTGTTGCGCTTGTAGCCAAGCTGCGGGAGAAAAACGGATGCTAGTCCAACTACTCCAACCCGACCCAATCCTGCGCGATGACCCTGTGCGTCCCAACATCAGCCCGAGGCGGCGCATCGAAGGTAAAAATCGTGGTGTTTATGCGTGGGTAGAAGATCGTCAGATATGCGCGGTCGTGTGCGTCAGTCAGCCGGAATCAATACCGAAAACAGAACGCGAACTTTTCGTTACGGGCTGGATACCTACTTCAAATTTTGTCGTACTGTATTCGGTTTGGTCTTACAAGCCCGGATGCGGCAGCAAGCTAGTGAATGCGCTGGTCAAGAAAATGAGAAGCCCAGGATGGTTTCGGATTGTCACCATGTCACCGCAGACTGAGATGGCGAGACAATTCCACTTGAAGAACGGTGCAAAGCTGCTGCAAACAAACAAGACAACGGTGAACTATGAATACTGATGAAATCATCCGCCGCAATCAGAGCAAGGGGGAATGAATGAATGAAATAGCAGATCGTTGTATTGAATATGCCAGGAAGGATGACTACCCTGTTACTGCCCAGCTATTGTGGTCAGCAGCGCGGGAAATCAACCGGCTGGAGCATGAAGTGGCAGAACTGACCTTACGACTGCAAACCAGTTTGAAGGTCAAAAAATGAGTAAGATAGACGCAGCTATCTACATCATGGCAGCAAGCAGCATCATTGATACAATCCTTTCACTTATGGAGAAATTCAAATGAGTAACGCATTGGTAACTATGGATGACATTAATTTCATGGGTAATGCCATCAGCAAGAGTGGGCTGTTCGGAATGAAAACACCTGAACAGGCTATTGCTCTCATGCTGATAGCACAGGCTGAAGGAATGCACCCCGCCATCGCAGCGCGTGACTACCATGTCATACAAGGCCGTCCAGCACTGAAGGCAGACGCAATGCTGGCGCGGTTTCAGACTGCTGGTGGCAAGGTCAACTGGGATGTCTATACGGATGCCGAGGTGAAGGCTACCTTCTCGCACCCGGCTGGTGGCAGTGTCACCCTGTCCTGGACGCTGGAACAAGCCAAGCGTATCGGCCTGGCAGGGAAAGACAACTGGAAGAACTATCCTCGCGCCATGCTTCGCGCTAGGGTCATCTCTGAGGGCATCAGGACGGTCTATCCGGGTTGCGTGGTGGGCGTGTATACACCAGAGGAAGTGGCAGACTTTGAGCCTGCCAAGCGCCCTATGCGTGACATGGGTGCGGTGGAGGTGGTAGAGGAAACGCGGGAAGCATTCATCGAGTCAGACGAACTGCCGCCAGCAGGGGTGGACATCTGGCCTCTGAATGTGCCTGGGCGCGACACGATGCAATGCGCTGGCAAGGAAGAATGGGTGGAGGCGTTCCTGATGCTGGTGGGCAAGGTTGCCAATGCCAAGCTGACGGATGCTGAGAAACAGGCCAAGGTAGCGCAACTGCGCTCTGCCAACACCGCAGCCTTTGGACGCATGGGCATTCAAGCCAGCGCCGAAATCTATCGCCAAATCACTGAACTGCTGCCGCCGCCGGAGGTGGGCGCGGAGAATGCAAAAAAGTGGGTGGAGGAATTCGACAAAGCGTTACAGGAACCCAGTGCGCCGCAATCCTAGCCATGCTCAAGCGTGGCCCGATCACACCTTTGGATGCCATCAGGGAAGCGAAGTGTATGCGCTTGGCAGCGCGTATCGCTGACCTGAAAGCAGAGGGGCACAACATCGTGATGGAAATGGTAACGCAGGGAGAGAAACGGTTTGCACGATATTCACTGATGAGGCAACACAATGGATGACTATGGATACAAGGTCAAACGATTGATCGAAGGCAAGGGGGTTCTGTTTACGAACCAAGAGAAATGGGATGACGGTAGTCCCGATTTAAAAGGAGAACTGCTTTACAAAGGCGAACTTATCAAGATTGGTGGATGGATTAGATACACAGATCACGGGATGCTGGTATCTCTTGGAATTGACAAACATAGGAGACATAAAGATGGCTAACACACCAGAGGAAGGCAAAGGCGTATTGTTCAGCGCCGACAAGAAGGGAAACCCGAAAGCGCCGGACTTCAAGGGCGAGATCATGGTGGAGGGCAAGATCATCAAGCTGGCAGCGTGGAAGCGCCAATCAGCCTACGGTGAACTGATTAGTCTAGTGCATAACACATGGAAGGGTGGTCAAGCGCAGCAGACCTATCCGCGTGAGATCAACAACGATGACCAGGACGTACCCTTCTAATGGCTAAATTATTCGTATCTACTCCGATGTATGGCGGTCAATGTTTTGGGCTTTATAACCAATCATTGATTCAACTCAACAACCTGCTCAAGACTACCGGCAACGAGTGCATCATCTCATTTATGATGAACGAAAGTCTGATTACCAGAGCGAGGAATGCACTGACTCACAACTTTCTGAAAACAGACTGTACGCACCTGATGTTCATTGATGCGGATATTCGCTTCAATGCCGCTGACATCCCACCCATGGTGGAGGCCAACAAGGACATCATCTGTGGCATCTATCCCAAGAAGGAAATCAACTGGCAGTCGGTCAAGGATGCGGTAGATCGTGGTGTGCCTGTCGATCAACTGAAACACCATACTGGTTCATTCGTGGTGAACCTGGTGGAGTATTCACCTACCGTGACCGTGCCGATCAATCAGCCGGTGGAAATCTGGAATGGTGGCACGGGTTTCATGCTCATCAAGCGGGAAGTGTTTGAGCAGCTTGCTGACAAAGTGCCCAGCTACATCAACGATGTCACCGATTTGTCCGGCAGCATCAAGGACGATGAGATCAAGGAATACTTTGCTACCAGTATCGAGGAAGGTACACGCCGTCTGCTGTCAGAGGATTACCACTTCTGCAACATCTGGAGGAAAGCCGGTGGCAAGGTCTGGGCAGCACCCTGGGTGCAGTTAAGCCATATCGGGACGTATGCCTTTGAAGGCCAACTGTTGCAATCTGCATAAGGAGATCATCATGAGCAACGGAGAGGTGTTTGGCGGGTTGTTTGTTCTTTGGGTGATTGCAGCGTGGCTGACTCATATTGCTGTTTGCTTCAAAACAGCAGCCTGGGGGTTTCTCATTGCTGGCGCTATCTTTTTCCCGGTAGCCTGGGTGCATGGAACTGGTATTTGGCTCGGGGCGTGGTGATGGACGAACACTACGATTGGTCAATGGCAATCTTGGAGGTCAAGACCAACATCAACAAGCTGAATCATGCTCTGCTGATGGGTAACCAGGATGAGGCCAAGGAAGCAGCCAGCACGATCATTGACAGCATGAGAGTGCTGTTGGAGTCGCTGTAAAAAAAAGCCCCCAGCGATGGGGGCGAAGTCCCTTGCAGGGGAGGCTACGAAGATGGAGACAATTATGCCAAGTTTTGCAGACCTAGCAATACCCAAGATGCGTGGCCCTAACCAGATGCACATCATTTGCATCGACGTTACCAACAAGTGTGACCTGGCCTGTAGCAACTGCACCCGGCTGCTGGAGAACCAGGACAGCCTGTGGGAGATGACACCGGACAATTTCAGGACGGCACTACGCAGCCTGAAGGACTACTTCGGCATCATCGCCATGATCGGGGGAAATCCCTGTATGCACAGACACTTCGAGCAACTTTGTGAGATTTTCGTTGAGGAGATTCCCAACAAGCTGCAACGTGGCCTGTGGACGAACAACTACTTTAAATACAGGGACTTGTGCGAGTCTACGTTTGGCACGTTCAATCTGAATGCCCATGGGGTAGAGAAAGCCACGCACAGCCTGCTGCAACTGAGCAATGCCGTGGTAGCCAAGGGAGCGATTAGCTGGAACTACGATGGGCATTCGGAACACGCACCGCTGCTGACCGCTGGCAAGGACTTGTTTGGCGAGGAGGAGATGTGGGACAGAATCACCAAGTGCGACATCAACCGGGAATGGTCTGCCAGCATCGTCCAGGTCAACGGCAATCTGAGGGCGTATTTCTGCGAGGTGGCGGCATCCTTTGACCTAGCTCGAAATACTGACCACGGACACCGGGTAGTGCCTGGCTGGTGGAAGCGCCCAATCACCGACTATGCCGAGCAGATCAAGCATTTCTGCCCCGGCTGCGGCGTTCCTGCCAAGCAAGCCGGGCATCAGGACTTTGAGGAAACCGATACCTACACCGCCTCCAATGCTGACATTGCCCTGAAGAATCCCAAGCGCAAGGTCATCCTACTCACCGAGAAAAAGGAACTGGCTCATAAAGTGACCCAGTACAACACGCTATGACACCGGCACAGCGAGGACGCAGGAACCGGCAACGGGGGCAGGAAGGGGAACGCGAAGTCTCTAAGATATTATCTGATTCTCTTAATTTATCTGTTAAGCGATTACTTGGGCAGGAACGGGACAAGGGTTCTGACATCCTGACCAAGCCATACCGATGGGAGGTGAAACGTAGAAAACGTATTGGATTGATCTATGACTGGTTGGAGGAGGCGCAGGATGGCCTCCAGGACGCATCAGAACGGCCTCTAGTCGCTTTTAGGGCAGACGGTAAGGGTTGGCTAGTAGCTATGCCCCTTGAGGAGGCTATACGACTTATACGAGAGGAAATAGTTAATGAAGATAATGGATGTGTTAATAAGCCTGTTTGATGGGTACGAGCCTAGCCTGATGCTGCCGCATGAGGCGATCATGGCCTGGAGGCCGGCTGATCCTCGGCGCTACGATTCCCGGCGGGAGAAGTGCGTGGAGTACCTGCGGGGCAAGAATCTGTGGGTGCTGGACGGGAAGTTCACCCCGACCAAGGCCAGCCATACGGATATCACGGCAGTGTTCAACCGCGCTCGGCAGGAGATGGGCGAGAAGCTGATTCAGGTGGCGAAATAATGTGGTACTTACTAGAGTTCAACTTACCCAATGGGCGCAGGACTTGGTTTTGGCACAACGAAATCACAAACAACTGCACGGTATTGGCAGTTAGAGATGTCGTAGAAAAGCCAAAGCACCAAGTAGTTAATGCGATGGAAGTGCTTAACGCCGAGAAGCTAAACAGAACTAAGTTTAGCGGCAACCCCAGCGCCGTCTAGCGGCCTTTCCGCGCTCACCCTTCCAATTCCTGCTCCTGGCGCAGAATGACTTGTGCCGGGGGCCGGACTTGGTGGGAGCCTTGAGGTTACTACCGGCGGCACGGGCTTTGCGCCTGCCTTTCTCGGTCAGGCCAGCGCCCCTGCTTGCTGGTAGCTTTTCACCCCTGCCAACAGACAGGTTGGGGAATTTCTTAGCCACGGCGCACCTTCCGTTTCTTGGCAGTCTTAGCTGATCGACGGAAAGCCTCGGCAGTCGGATAGCCTTTCTGCCCCGGTTTCTTGGCTGGCAAGCCCAGCTTCCTGCGCCGGTTGATGTTGTAGTACAGACCCTTCTTAGCCATAGTTCCTTGTCCCTTGCTTGTCGATTATCAGCCTGCTATGTCTAGGAGCCAATGCTGGGTCACTAGAAACGCTGATATGCGTCCAGGCATCAAACTCCAGGATGATCTGGTCAAACAGCACAGACTTTGAAATACAGGCATCCACGACCTGTTTTGGGGTCATGCCGGGTACGCGAATGTCTGCCGCGCAGCCTAACCGGTGCTGGCTGGAATCCTTGGAGCCTACCGCGTCATTGACCTGCTTGCTGCGAAACCCGCTGTTAATCATCACCGGCTTGCCGCCTACTGCTTCCTTGACCTTTTCTAGCAGGTAGGCAAGACGCTGAAGATTGCTGATCTCCTCCTGGGTAGGACTGTTGTCCCAGCCGTTCCGGGCAGCGACCTCGGAGCGTGTCAGTTCTTCTAGGGTGAAGTGCGGTGACAGGTTCACTTCTTCATCCCCATGATCTTCTCAAGCGTCCTACCACCAAAGTAGAACGACATGATGAGCATTCCCCATTGCCCTAGCAGTTCAACATATTTCTCATTGGCGTTGTGCCCCTGGGAGGACATGAAGGCAAAAATGAAATAGCCAGCTAGGATGCTGATGAGGGTAAGGGGACGGATGTTCTTGGAGAGCCATGAGTCTGACCCCATGTCTGCTTTGAGTCTGTCGGTAAGTTCATGCGCTTCCGAGACATCCGCGTTCAGTTGAGCCAGTTCGCCGTTTTGCTGCATCTCCAGCAGCTTCAGCTTGGCTTGTTCGGCTTGGGCGGGATCGGGAAATACCTTGTCCAGAATCTTGCCGCCAATATCCAGTATTGCACCCAGGGGAAGCATCATCACCTCATATAGTAGATGGCTACAAACACAGCAATCATTCCTATCCCCAGGACAACAAATACACCAACAATGGTCATCAGTTCTTCTTGCTCTTGCTTCTTCCTTGCAGCGCGATCTTTGGCTAACCGCGCCTTGCGTATCTTTTCCCTCTGCTCCTCATCCTGCTCATTGGAAATTCTGTTGCGCTCGGCACAAAGTTCCTCATACAGTTCCATCTCGCCTTGCATCATAAACAGGTCTTTTAGTTCCCGTTCAAATTCACGCATCTGCTTTCGCTGCATCACCAAGGTGAACGCCTGGGAGAGCGCAGATTCGTGTTGCTCGGCTTCTTTCGGGTCAGCAGGCTTGGGCAGCGCCTTGGCTAACTCTGCCTGTTTAGCCGCCTTTTCAATCTGACCTTGAGCAGAAAAAAACTTGTTTAATTCTTGGTAGCAATCCTTGATCTGCTTGCCTACGCCGATTGCTTCTTTGACAAAGGCAACCGAGGTTTTTGCTACCGCAAACGCCGCCCCGATAGTTACGGGGTCAATCATGGTTACACCTGAAAGGTTAGCTTCAGCAGCATTACCAGTGCAGCGCCAGCTACGGCAATACCGATCTGCTCGATGCGCTTGAGCCTTGCATTGACTCCGCGCATCTGGTTTTCTATCCCCTCATACCTGACGGCACAGACATCAATGTGCCCATCAATTTTGGCATCCACTGATTGAATCGTAGCCATTACAGCCCCTCACCCGGGGTAACGTACAACTTGGCGTTATTGTGCGGCGCAATGATGCGAACATAAACCGTTTTGTTTGCGCTTACTTGAGGGCCGGTAAAGACCTTCTCCGCGTAAGGAGCGATTGCAACAACAGCCGCGCCATTCTCGTCAGGAATGGAAGCGGTCAAGTTTGCAGTCTCGCCGTAAGCAACAAAAATAGGATCGTTTTTGTCAGGATTGAACACAAAGTATTGGTTCACTGGGCTAACAGCAGTGATTGAAACCACATTCCCCTGCACGTTGGCAGTGGCGGCAGTCGCAACCACGCAATTTCCCATAGGCTGAAACGCGATGTTGTTTGCCATGATTAGTACACCTTGCGCCCAGGCTTGGTGGTGTTGCTGATCTTGGTCGAGTAGTTGTTCTCATCAAAGCAGAACACACTACGGAAGCCACCATGCGGCATTGTGCCGGGAGTCCAGTGCGGCTGACCGCCCTGGCTGTTATCACGCGGAGTCTGGGGGCGCATAGCCTTCGCCCACTTCTGGCTCCAGTTCAAATTCTCAGCGCCGGGTACGGTGCTTTTGTACTCAAGTTCCTTCGGGTCGCGCATCATGTTTCTCCTTAGTCTTTACCATCAAGTAAGAGAACAAGGCAAAAAATGCGCTCATTCCCAACCGTTCGTATGTCGGCTCCCACATCGTCCAGCAAGCCAGTCCAAACGACATGGACAAGGCTATGATGTTCAATACTCTATCAGCCAACACTTCTAACGCCAAACGCAACAACGCAATACCGTCCATCATTATCCCCTTAATAAGTAAAGCTATATATTAGCTGCTTTCTTCCTCATCTGCTAGAAAGCCACTACCCCATTCATCATCACTTATCTTTTGCTTCACCTTCTCCAGATTCAGCGCCCGGTCAATCACCTTGGTCTTGTCAGTCAGGGTGGCGGTCGGGTCAGCCATGACCTGCTTGAGCAGATCGCTGATGGCCTTTTCCAGATCAGGGTTTATCCCCTTGGCTTTCTTGCTCACCGGCTTTTCCGTTTCGCCTGCCGGGTCTTACGAGCATCCTCGCGGCGCAGGCGTTCTAGGTTGCGCTGGGCTTGCTTGCTGCCCTCGGCCTCCCTTATGCCGCCTTCGCGCTCAGACTTGGATGCCCGTTCTTCCGGGCTACGTTCTCTTGAACCGAACATTACTTTCTCCTTTGACGTTTAGTCTTACGGGCTGAACTCAGGCTGGCTGCGATTGCCTGCTTTTGCTTGTAGCCTTCCCGCATCATCTTGCGGATGTTCTTGCTGATCGTTTTCTGGCTGCTGCCTTTAGCGAGTGGCATCTGATTGATCCTCAAGTTCACGCTCAATACCTTGGGTCAGCGCACGAGCTTCTTGCGGCGCTTGACGGCGCAATACTTCTTCTTCTGACACCGGGCCTTTAATCACCTGCCTAGCTTTAATTGGCTCTGTGATTGCCTTGTATCCGCGCTCGGCAATGCCAACCTTTTGCCGTGGGCCACCAATGGCGGTAGGCAAAACTTGCGTCACATCAAATTCAGGGTCAGCAGCAGACGGTCTAATTCCCAAAGAAATGCCTTGCGAACCAATGTCATACATTTCTTTGTCACCATAAATCATGCCTTCACTAGAACGCCGTTTAGTGACCTGACCTACGTTTTGCGGCAGTATCAAACCAGGCTCACTAACTTTTTGCGCTTCCTCAAGTATTTTGAGGTTTTCCCAACGGTTTCTAGTTTCTTTCAGTCTTGCAACATCTTCTCTTGGCAACGATCTGTCGGCAGCATCATCAAACGCTTTTTGCATTCCACGAATGACAGAAGAACGATTTTTGTCTGCCGAACGATAAGCTGCCTCGCCAAGATCAGAACGTAGCTGGTTGTAAATCTTGGCATCCATCGTGATTTTTGCATCACGCAAGTAGGATAGAGAATCGTCAATTACAGCTAGAGCATTTCTCGTCACATTGATGTCTTGTGTTTCTGGAGGAATGTCTCGCAAAGCATTGATGCGAACCCGTAAGTTTTGTGGCAACTGTGAAATTTGAGCCAAGGTATTGATGATTGGCCTAGACTCAGCAAACATAACGCCAGTCTCTCCAAGGCTTCTTTGCCTGTCTAGCATCGACTTGATGTCAGCAAAAAACTTAGGATCAAACGTGACTTGTTTACCGCCTAGGATCGACTCATAGTCTGAATTCAAACGATTCTTGGCTTGCTGGAATTGTGCGTATCCAAAGTCTTTGGAATCAGGGTTCCCGACAAGTTTGTTGTACTTGCGGTTAAATACTTCCATGGTTCTAGATACGTCAGAGCCACGCATCATCAGTTCTGAAGGCATTTTGCCTCCAGCTTCCTCTAGCTTCCTTGCCGCCTCTAAACGCTCGGCTGGAATTCCGGCAGGGCGTTCTGCCAGTTTGCGCTGTATTGCGGCACGTCCTTGAGACAAGCCGCCAGACGCAAGCAATTCTGCGCCAACACCGGCAGGTACGCGCAGTGCTTCAGCAAGTGCCCTGCGGCGTTCTGGCTCTCTTAACGCCTGTGCAGGAACAACCTGTCCAGCAGCTTTCAATGCCGGTTCTACAAGTTCTTCTCCAGCCAAGCCAACCGGAGCCAATGCTCCAGCCTTTCCTGCTTGAGCAAGCATTTCTTTGGTAGTTTTAGGAACAATTTGTCCCGCTGCGCTGCCAATCGTTTGCATCAATCGTGATGCGCCAGGGAGTTTAGACAGCGCCGCAAGACCGCCAGCAGCACCGCCAAGAACAGGAACGGCTTGCACATTTTGCAGAACACGCTCACCCAATTCTCGCGTTTTTCCTGCAAGGCTTGGCCTAGTCTCTTGCTCCCTTTGCTCTGGAGATGCAGGCATGGAAGGTGGTTGAACGCCAGGTATCGCTCCTTCCAAGAATCCTACCTTCAAAGCAAACTGTTCAAATGGAATTTTGTCTTTGTAGTAGGTGTTCCAAATAGCAGCAGCAAGGTCGGCATCGTTGTACCGATTCCAAGATTCCTTGCCAAGCTGCGGCAGTTTTTGCCTGATGCTATTGATGGTTGCCATGATTAGTCCGAAAGAATGCCAAGCGGATCAGATGTAGCTTCACTGCGTCTTTGTTCGTTGACGCGCTCAAATCCTTGAATTCTGTTGTTCAATGATCTGATTCGCTCGTCAAACCATGTACCTATTTCCTTAACAGAATTGCCTGGGCCAATAGAAGCTGCTCTCCAAGCCTCACGCTCACCGCCGGTCAACGTAGCGCCGAACATAGAATGTCTTTCCGGCATTGCTACGTTTTCGTAAGCCCTCCACCAATTTGCCATGGCAGGATTGTCTTTCACTCTAGCTTCAAACAAAGACTTCCATTTTCCTGCCGCATCAATCACAAAATCAGCGTATTCAGGCTTGAACGTAGCTTTCAATCTCTCCATTTCTCCAGCAAGATTGGTGTATCCACGCAATTCTTTTTTCTCTGCTGGAGCAAGATTTTGAGTACGCATCGCTGCAATGCGCTCGGCAGAGGCCATCCTTGCCCGTTGCATTGACAGGTTTTCTTGATGCTGCGCTTCTTTACGCCGTTCTTGAATGATTGCTCTCTCTGTATCAGCAAGAACCTTGTTAACTGATTTTTGGTTCTCAACCATGGCCCTTAAATTCATGGCTTTTTGATACTGCGGCAAGATTCCTTGGTTTGACAAGTAAGAAACGGCCTCCAATTCAGCCATAGCTTCATCGCGTTTGAGTGGCATTAATTTGTATGCTCTCTCAATGCGTCGATTGATTTCATCGTTTTGAGCCTTGATTTTTTTCATCTCGGCTTCAAAAGTTTTTGCCTCACGATCCCAAAGGTCTTTTCTGCCTTGTTGCCAACCTTTCATCATGCCGGTCATTGCGCCAATGGCAACCTTGGAACTGCCTTTTGCGCCGCCACCCAACATTAAACCTAGGGTCGCAACCATGCTGGCAAGCTGTGCATAAGTGCTTGCATCTTCCTGCGTCATCTTTCGATCAGGCGCAGGCAACATTTGTTTTTCTAGCCCAGAAATTTCCTGTTCAAACTCTGTGCGAATTTCTCTTTGTTTTTCTGCTTTTTTAGTGGCAAGTTCAGCCTGTGTGCCAAGTTCAGCGCGTTTTAGCTCTGTTTCTGCGCCAACCAATTCTTGCTGGGTTTGGAGTTCTTTGCCGCTGCGCTCGGTGATATTTTGTTGCAGTTGTGCAAAATCATCCGACACAGACTTACCAGGCGTTTTTGCCAAAGTTTCAGCCATGATTACTGCCTCGCAGTCGGAGTTCCAGAGACATTGGGCGAACTTCCATAAACGGAACCCAGTGTCCCAGCCAAGTTAGACATCAAGCGCACCATTTCCTGATCCTGCGTCAAGCCGGTGCGGATAGCATTGGCAGCGTAGGAATCGCCAATCTGCGCCACCTTGAGGCCGTAGTTGTATTGCTGGTCAAGCAGGTTTTGACGGAACGCCTGAATCTGGGTAGCCGCCTGCTGTGCGCCAACACCGCCACGGCGTTCAACACCCTGCGCCAGTTGCGCCTGCACCGCTTGCAGTTGTTGTTGTCCTGCCGGGGTCAATTCACCGCGCAGAGCCTGGGCTTGCAGTTGTTTGCCTGTTTCCTGATACGGTCTACCCAGAGCCGCTACATCCTCTCTAGCTTGCTGTGCCTGCCTGATTCCGCGCTGTCCAGCCAAGCCGGTAGCCAAGGCGCTAACGCCTCCTAGACCAAGCCTTAGAGCCTGTTCTTTCGTTAGACCCAGTTTATCCAAAAACCCTTTTTCTTCTGGGGGCGGGGCCTCTGCTTCTGTAATGGCTTTTTGTAGCTGATCTGCAGGAGCAACGGCAGGAAGTACAGGTGGAGTCATGCCTGCCTGCACCGCTTGCGGCACAGGAACGGACGTTGGCGTGATGCCGTAATCGGGAACAAACCCGCCAGACGGAGTTCCAACAGGGCCAAAATCCATGCTTCCTTCATAGCTTGTAGAGGGTGTTGTAGCAGGTTCAAAACCGCCTCCAGCCTCTCCAGCGCCATAGGTTTGCGCCTCTGTCGGGGCTTCCGGCGCGTAGCCAAAGTAGTCCTCGCCGTCATAGTACTCAGGCAGGCCGGTATGCGGGTTAATCGTTCCGCTGCCGCCCTCATCCTCAAGCATTTGGGCTTCTTCCGGCGTGATATGCGCCAGCATCTTGTCACCCTTGCGTCCGTATGCCTGGAGCAGCTTGGCAAGCATGGGCAGCGCCGTGACATCAGCCGCCATCTCGGTTCTCAGCAGTTTTGCAATTTCTTTAGCCATATCAGACACCTAGCCCTTCTTGCAGATTTCTCAAGGATGCCACATTCCACACATTTCGTCTTTTGCCACCTGATTCCGGGGACTCTACATCGCCACCACCCAGCGCCTCGGCAGCCGATCCTGCACCACCACCAAACTGTGCTGACGTACTGCCGGGAGCCGTTGGTGCGCCTCCAGCCGGCGCTGCGCCTGGGGTTCTCATGCCGAGATTGAATATCTGCGACAGAATGCTAGATGGCACAGATACGCCCTTGTCTCCTGGGGTGTACGCCACACTTTCGCCCTCGCTTGGCAGTTTGCCTTCCGGGTACAAATCAGCGTATTTCTTTGTTGTTTGTTCTCCCGTTAACGGCTCCCCAGTTTCGCTGTAGGCTGGGAAATCGCCGGCTTCTTGACCCGGTTCTGCCGGTGCAGGCGCTCCCGGTGTCGGTGTTCCAACCGTTTCTGCCGTCCCTGGGGTAGCCGTTGCACTCTTGATGCCAGAGGAAATGCCTGCTGTCGCACCGCCAGTAATTGCAGCTTCTTTGACATCACCGCCTTTTGCTACAGCACCAAGCGCCCCTTGCGTAGCGCCACTAGCAATCGCGCCAGGAACGCCGCCACCAGCCGCACTAGCAGCCGCGCCGCCAGCAAGCGCACCTGCGCCACCAATAGCCGCAGATTCCAAAATGTCATTTACTGATTTTCCTTGCACCGCAGCCATGCCGCCAGCCATGACAGCATTACCAGCCGCCATTGCTGCTGCGCTTGATGCTGCGCCAAAACCTATTGCCTCGCCAATAAAGCCAGCAAGTTGCGGAAACATAAATGCCACCGCGATAGAACCAACCGTCAGCAAATCATTGAACAATGACCCGGTACTTTTGTTTGATTCGTTCCAAGCATTTGAAAATGATTGGGCTTCTTGCTTGTACTGCGGGGTGCTTTCAATGTATGACCTTACCTTGTCAGCATTGGGCAAGTTTCCCCACTCAATGACCTTGATAAAGGTTTGACTTGGGTTGTCATAAGTAGACCAACCGCGATATTGCCTGTACTGCTGTTCTTGGACATTGTAAAAAAGATCGCGCCAATTGGTGTTTTCGTTCTGCCCCATGATTGGCGCATAAGCCTTAACCATTTGCAGAACATTGTCACGATAGGGTGACTGAAAGTTTGCAGCGTCAGCACCACGGTAGATAGCCGAGGTCAGAGGATCATTGGCAAAAGGTGTTGGCTTGTATTGAGACACTTCCTGTGCATAAGGATTGTCCCAATACTCGCCACCAGTGAGCCTTTTCCAATCTCCATCACCCGTCAAAGCAAAGTATGCTGGCCCTTCATCTGGAATATCAATGACCTTGATATTGCCCGAATAAGGAATCTCATTAGCAAATTGCTGAGTCGTTGGGTTGTAATAAGCCCCGTATGTTAGTGCCATGATTAGCTTTCTAACAGTTTGGACAAGCCTACAATGCTTCCAATTTGTCGGAAGTCAGGCTGTGGACTTAGTTTGTCAGCACCAGGTATTTGCATCTTTCTTGCCTGCTCTACAAACATGGGGTACAACGTCTTGTTCTTTAGCACAATCATGCCAAGTTGCCCCATTTTTTTGATGGAGTCTGCTGGCACTTTGTAGTGCGACATATAGTCAATCAGTTGTTGCCGTGCTTTTTTGACTTGATCTGGTGTTTTTTTCTTTCCACCAGATTGCACAAGGCTCATCACATCTTTGTCGGTAGCCATTACAACCCCAAGGTATTAGCGATTGAAACGTGGATGTTGTAGTGCAAATTCAGCCATTCGTAGAAATCGTTTTCTACGTTCCAATCCGTGTCCAGCATATTGAACGGATTGTCTAGGCCAAGCAGGTCAGCAAACGCCTGATGCTCCACTTGGTGCGCCAAAAGCCAATCGTCTAGATTGTCAATGTCAGCATCCATGATGGGGAAAATTGGAACGCTAATCCCAGCATCCATGAACGTCTGTTGGAACAGGCGATGCTCAAGGCCATTCTCAAATAGGAATTCGCCCAGGCTTTCCCTGTCTCCAAACTTCACTGCGTTGAGAGCCTCAAAGTTCATACGCCGTAGTACGGAATCTTTTTGCTAGTGCCGTTAATCAGGATCGTGATGTAGCCTTCAGGAACCAAGGGCAAGCTGCTGGTGACAAACGTGGCATTGGCATCGGTTGTTGCGCTGATGTTTGCATTAGCCAAGGTCAAGTTCCCAACCGAGGTGGTAGTTCCACCCAGTGTCAAAGTCGTGTTGCCGAGGGTGATGTTTGACCCTGTTACCTGCGAAGCCGGGATGCTGATCGTCGCGTTCGCCGCCGCCGTAAGCCGCCCCTGCGCGTCAACAGTGAAAGTTCCAACGGTGCTTGCATCGCCATAACTCCCTGCCGTTACCGTAGTATTTGCCAACACAATCGTGACGTTTGACGCATTGGTGATGCGACCTTGTGCGTCAATAGTGACTTGCGCTACAGCGCCAGAATTTCCGTATACGCCAGCAGTGACAGCAGTATTGGCAAGGCTGATTGTTCCAGTAGCCGTGATCGGGCCACCAGTCAACCCAGTGCCAGTATCAACCTGGGTTACTGTCCCGCTACCGCCCCCGCCTCCACCGCCTGCTACCTTTAGCATGATTGCTCCTTAGAGGCCGTCACCCGGCGTGATGTAGACCGTAGCCGTGCCGCTAGATGTAATGCCAGTGAAGTAGGCATTAGGCACAAAGGTCAGAATCTCATCAGTCGATGGCAACAGCGGGAATGATTGTCCAGTGGTTGTGACTACCGCCGCCGCGTTGTTTGCGTCCGAGGCAGTCGTGCCGTAGCCCAGAAATACTGTGACCGTGCCAGTGTTGATGACACGGTACTGATTGCCGCCCAGGGTTGTGGACGAGCATTGAACGGCAGTCGGAGCCGCTACGTTGGCAACGAACGCTACCGTGTTACCCGTCTTGGTGAACGCATTAAGACCCATTTATCATCTCCATGATTTCATCAATGGATTCCTGCACTTCCCAAGAATTGCCATTCATGCCAAAAGCAACGGTAATTTTCGTGCCATCCTCTTGTTCATTTTCAAAGAACGACATCATCGCCTCGGTGTTGAGGATCAAACCCTCACCGATACGGCCCTTGGTGGCATTAGTCAGCTTGATGAGTTTCATGCTTGTTCAACCCAAGAGGTTGTAGCTTCATCCCACGAATACCGCTTGTCATCAGTCGGCATAGGCACGGGCGCATCCCACAGACAGGTATCCTCATTCAGAACCCAAGACGGGAACGGTTGCGGAGGAATGAAAGCATCGCGCTGTTCATCATAGGTGTAGCCGATTCCTGCGTAGTTCTTGCGGAATGGCGTACCTCCTAACAAGTGAACACCGCCGCTTGTGTTGTATGAAGTCTGCTTGTAAACGTCACCAGTACGCGCCGACAGTTCAGCTTCTTTGCCGTTATCCTCGTCCCGTCCAACGGTCACAAAAATTACAACATTGTTTGAATCAAGTTTTGCGAAGTGTGCGATTTTAAAATCTCCATTTGGCTAGTGGCAAGCAAACTCACCATGATATTTGTCTCGCGCTTCTACAGCAACAAGACCCGCTAATTCAAGATCATCAAAATAACCAAATATACAACGTTTCCGGTTGATGCTTATTTGAACTGACCACTTGTTCATTGCTTTATCCCAATGCACATTTTTATAACCAGATTGATTATTTTTGTGTGCAACACGATTTAGGCAATTTTGTTGTTGAGTTACTTCTCGCAAGTTTTCAATGCGATTGTTTGTGCGGTCATTGTCCATGTGGTCAATAATTTTTGGCAAATAACCTTTGTGATAAAAAAATACCATGCGATGAAATGCATATGCTTTGCCATCGATGACTACTCTACAATAACGATGGTGCTTTGTAACTGGCACAAGCGCCTTCACCGCATTTGTTTTGCGGTTAATAAATTGTCCGTCTTGATAATCGAACAATTCTTTCAGACGCTCTTGCGTAGTCACAATTATCCTTTAAGCAAACGATACGGTTTCGCTAGTTGTTGATGTTGCAGTCACAGTATAAATCTTGAACCCGCTACTAGTAGTAGAAGTCTGCGTCACACCACCGGAGAAGGTTGC